GCTTCTGTTCCTTACGCCATATTTCTATTACCCTGCATCTTCCCGGCTCACTGGTAAAGAGAAAATCATAATTTTCTAACCGACTATACCCAAATCGCTCTGCGTAAGTGGCTATATAATCCTTTCTTGCAGCCCACTTATAAATATCACGAAGCTCACGATATTCTTGCGGACTGGAAGCAAATTGCTCACACAGTTGCCCAAAAGATATATCATGTACTTCTCCAAGCACGGACACATCCCAACCTCTAAAATCCCTCATATTGTTATCAATGAAGAAATTGTTCGGCTGTACATAATCCGTCCAGCAATCTTCTTTACCATTACGCCAACCATATGATTTACGATGAACAATAAAGCCACTGATTAGAAATTCTTCCATACTTCGAGCGTACACATCGGGCATTCGGTTGAGTTGCATATTGCATTGTAATATAGTACTCATTGTTTCACCGAGCTTCTGTTCATCTCTATCACGTGCTGTACAAGTAGGTTCTTTACTTTGGCTGCGGTACACCCCCAATACACTGCGTACAAGCCGACGAATAAGATTATTTTTCAATGGCACATTACCTTGGCTCTTGATATATTCTTCTTCAGTCATGGATTTACCATCAACACAAATCATATCATCCCATTGAAAACCATAAGTATAGCGTTTATTGCGTTCCCGGTCTTTTCGAAAGTCCTCCATCTGATTCCAATAGTACTGCGCTTCCATTAGAATATCAAATGCTCTGCGACCACCATACCGCTTTGCAGAAGCAACGGTATCAATTTCAGATAGCTCATTCCGTTTCGGCGCAATTCGGCTCATTGGTAACAATTTTCCTTTGCCTTTATTATGCATATTTTCGTTGTTTAATGATTGCTTAGAGTACAAAAGTAGTACCCAAAGCAATCATTTTAGGTTTAACTATTTACGTTCGTCTTGCTCCATCTCTAAAATAAATGTCCGCTTTAACTCATTAATCCTCTTTTCAAGTTCTTCTGCTTTTGAGGTATCTCCGATTTCCTTAGCAGTATCATAAGCTTTCTTTAGTTTTGAGTAAATACGTTCCATTCCTTTCATTTTTACATATTCAGGATCAATGATAATCTCGCTTATCAGTTCTGCTTTCTTCTCCAACGGTAAACTCAAATCACCTTTAATGGCGCTGAATTCACTCGCCTTTGCACGGTATGCATCCAAATAACCAAAGAACTTCTCATCCAGCCCCCTACCTACATTACGTTCATCGCCACCGCTCATCAACATTCGGTTAGCAAGCGGAACATAACGCCAATCAAAATCTTTTTCACCTGTTCCCACATTGATCAAATTACGAATTTGGTTGGTTACAGTGAAGAAGCCGCCGGTGTATTGTTTCAATAGATACTCAATGGCAGCAGGATTCAAGTCAATAGTACCTTTCCTATACTTGCTTCCTCCACTGACTTCGTTCAGTGTTTCAGAAAGGTTTACAAGGTCTTTATTCGCACTCTTATAGGCTTTCGTCCAATTCGGCATATATTTATTGTAGGGTGTATCTTTCCATATCGGACTACCGTACCAACTCTCGTTATTCGATACTTCCACCATCGGCTTGACGCTGCTTGGCCACAACGCTTTTGTCCCCTCCATCATATCTACGGGAAGCAATTGGCTCATCTGTGCCAATACATCGCTAACCTCCAATTTCTCGTTATGGAACAGGGAAGAACCGGTAAGTTCTCCCATCGCATACACAGCTCGGTACTCGATAGGCAAAGGAATCTTTATCCATGCGTTACCGGGCCCCTTGACAATGAGGTTCTGTCTGCGAGTATGTTCGGGTATGTCATAGTAGCTGTCATCGTCATCATCACCTCCAGCCGAAGCAAGTGCGGTAACAAGCATGGCTAACCCATACCATGATGCAACGACAGTACCCATTTTGCCGGGATGCCTCATCGCATACTTCAAGAAGTTTCCGAACGTTCCTTGCAGGGCGGCATTCCAAAAGATATATCCGGCTCGTCCTGCACCCGATACACCGGCTGCTACATTTCCCAACATGGTTTGTCCTTCAGCCCCCAAGAACTTATCACCTGCGCCTTTCTTGTTGAAGTTCACACTGATTTCCTTGGCATCCCAAATACTGCGGTCTATTGTCCGTCCCGCATTCCTGCTTGTTACAAAGGCGGCAAATCGGGCACGCATCTCTATACCTCGTCCCACTTCGCCTATCCAGGTAGCCATACATTCACGTACCACATGGGCAGGAATTTTTTCATTCGCCGCTTTCAGCATCTTCTTGATTTCTTTCTTATGCTCGTCAATGTCTGCCATTCTTGAAAATCCTGTCTCGCCACCGTTCATCATGAACTGATAAAACATTTTCTCTATTTCATCATTCATATCAAGCGTTCCCCTGCGGTATTTATCCAATAACATAACCATTCTTACAATAGGTAACTTCGCAAAGTTCATGTTATATTGAATAGCATATTTCGGACTTTCCTTAACCCACACCATAGAATTAGAATATACCATATCACGCAAGAAGTTACTTGCAATAAAGTCCGGCTGTAATGTGGTGTACAATGAGGACAGTGTTCTGTTCACATCTCCAATGAGATGTACAAGCTGACCGATACTTCCGCTGATATCATTATCCGGGTTCGTCTGTCCGTTCAATGCTTGTGCAGCTCTCGGATTACCGTTAATGGTAATCACATAGTCTCTGCCGTTTCGCTTCACCACCACTTGATGCTGTCGCAAATCTCGGCTCTCAACAACACGATACGGAATGTTTGCCGCATCTTTGCCGTGCTTGTAGTTATCGGGGGCAGATTCAGCAAGCTGCTTCATCTTATCCTCAAACTCGTTCAACTTTCGCTCTACCTCTTCGGGACTATCGTTAATGTCAATATTGTCGGGGAATATCGGTTTCCATTCATCGGAAACTGCATCGTACTGCAACCACAAATCACTCACACTAACAAGGTCGCTCGGATGGTTGAGGGCAAAGTTCAAGAACTTCTGCTTCACGAGTTTGTTGCGGTTTCCCTGCATGATAGTACCTTCTGCCATTGATTGCAAGTAGGCAAATGGATCGTCTGCTTTCGACTTGCGTCCCTCCGCCTTCTTGATTGGAGCATTGAACGCACTTTGCCTGTGCGTCAGATATGCGTATGCTTCAGAACTCGTTTTTTCATCAAATCCACGCAAAGGGATATAAAACTCATACATATCTCTCACACTGTCGTAGGTTTCCTTGCTCATCATTCCGCATTCGTAGGACTTGGAAAGGACTGCCTTGCTGACGGCATTAACCTTGCTCCACAATGCGGTGGTGTCGTGTGCGTTTTCGTACTCATCTACCATAACCTGTGCTTCGGCTTCTGCATCTGCAATCTCTTCCATACCTGTGAGGGCGGTAAGACCTGCATAATCACGCTTGCGGCACTCGTCGATAAAGTTCTGCAAGGTATTTGTACTCTTCGAATGCTGCTTCTGATATTCCGCGAAGTCTTTTTGTGCATCACGCTCTGCCATTACTCTATTGCGTTCAAGACCGTGTTTAGCCATCATATAATCGGTCAGTTCCTCGCGCTCTGCTGTATTATGCGCAAGTTTGGCTACCTCTTCAAGCATTGGCTTGAACAATAGGTGCGCAAAGGCATCGGCTTCGGCTTTGTTCACACTTGATAAGCGGTTCTCACCCAAGTAGGCATTTTCAAATCCATCAACATCTTCCATTCGGGTATTCTTGCCGAGAATTGCGTTCATTGCTTCTTTCAAACCAAGCATACTATCCTGCAAGGCTTCCTGTGACTGATACATTCCACTCTTCACACGTTGTTCATATTTTGCTCGTGCCAAAGTACGCTCGTGTATTTCGGGATCACCGTCTCGGTTCAGCACATCATCGGTTGAGGTGTCGGCAAATTCGCCAACCATCAACTTGTGCTGCATAGCAATGTCGGCAGCTTCTCCGAACAGGTTGCTGTGCTTACCTTCTTTCAGATTTTCATAACTACGCCAAAGGATATAACGGAGTTCATTGTCCGTCAGAGTAACCCCTCTAAAATCGGAAAAGCCCAATTTGTCGAGCATTTCAAAGAAGAATTGTTTTATCCTCTGCCACCAACCGTTTTTACGTGCTTCCTCGAAATTAATGTGTTCGGCAAGTCCGGCAAGGTATTCTTCGGTAGCCTTGCGGAAATCCCAACCATTCTTTGAAGCCATATCTACAATACGTCTGCGTATAATTTCATCGGCATTGTTGAATACATTATCAAGGAATGTATCAAAATGTTCTCCGAACAACTGCCGTAAGCCGTAGTGTGCCACAGCCTCGTGGAGTAGGGTCTGCTCAACATCAAACATGCTCGTGTGATTAGGGATGACAATAGTTATCTTCCCTGTACTCTTTGAGTAGAATCCTTTCGCACGCTGTTTCTTACCATCCAATGTTGAGGCATCGGTAACAACCTCCACATTGTCAAGATGCAGTTTCTCTGTCAGGCTTACCACGCGCTCTGCCATTCTTTGGCGTTCACGTTGTGCAAATTTCCTCCGTTGCTTTGCAGTTCTCCTTGACTGTCCAAGCAGTTTTGCCACCGAGTCATTATCATAGCTGACCTCATCATCGGTGTATGCACCATCATCTTCACGTTTTAATTCATCATCTTCTTCCGAGGTAGAAACATTATTTGCCGTTTCTACTGTGGCATCCATTTCTGCATACTTGGCTTCCTTTTCTTCCAATTCTTTCTTCATCAGTTCGGCATATTCTTCCAACTGTGATTTCGCTTGTGCCAATTCCTCTTCATACTCGAAAGGTTTGCCCTCTCTTGACAAGAGTTCTTTCAATTCGGTCTCATTGTGTTTCATGCTTCGTTCAGCGGCTTCCAATCTTTCGGCAAAGTTCTTTCCTGTAATCACATTGCCGGTAATGTCCTCAATGGCATTACAGAGCAGGTTTTGACGTACAGGAACATCCTCGATACCGAGTTCTGTACATGAATAGGTCATTTTTCTTTCAACGTCATTGAACAAAGTTGTACCATCACGCATGGTCTGTCTTGTCAATTTAGTTGTTACAATGAATGGGAAATTGCCTATCTGTATAGTCAGTTCTCGCTTTTGTTCCCCTGCAATATCACCGTCTTTCATCTGCTTCATTTCAGCAAGAACAGTCTTGTTGTGTTCCTTGAAGAAATCATCCATTGTATCAACAGAGGTAAAGCGATGTTTGCCGATTACAATCTCTTTGAATTGTTCATCGGGGAATGATGCACGTACAGCCTCCAAGGATCGGCTGTTATCCTCAATGCGCTTTTCAGCATCTTTGATAAAGGCTTTTAACCTTGGCTTGGCATTATGGATGTAGGCTTGGTCTGTTTCCCATTGCTTTTTACGGCTTGCATACTTGCGTACATTCTTTTCCGCATTGTTTTTCAGCATGGCATACTCACTGCCGGAGAGTTGTGCTATAGTATCTCCAAACACATCTTCTTCCTCCTCAAGCACACGGTTGGTCATACTGTTCGACATCATCTGCTTGCCATTCATAATACTATCGGCAATGGCCCCCTTTGTTTTCAGACGTTGGTAGGCGGTAACGTCCAGACTATCCTCTACACCGAAACGCAAGATACGTATAGGTTTATTCATATCCTTGTGCAGATTTCCCTGTCGCAAAATACGTCCGTTACGTTGGGTATAGTCCATTGGACGGTTAGGCGCATCCAAATGTATCAGCGTGTGCAAGCGTTCCTGAATGTTCACGCCTGTACCGAGTGTAAAGGTCGAACCGAGAATCACACGCACCTCGCCACGGTTTACCTTTTCAAAGATTTCAAGTTTTTTCTTGACAGTCATTCCCGACCTCATTATCACAATCTCATCTGCAGGAACCCCCTCTGTAATCAGCTTATCCCTAATGTCATCATAAAGGTTGAAGCCACTCTGTTTGTTTTGGTAATTGTCGGCAAAAATGGCAACCGTACCTTTGTAATCGGCTGTTTCTTTCAGCGAGCGCAATGTCTGTCGAACGGCTTCATGAGTCTTACTGTTTACATCATCTTCGGCATCAGACTGTACCAATCGGGCATCCACGGCAGCGGCTTTGGCAATACCGTACATCGTGAGCGGGATGTGGCTGTTCTCTTTCTTCTCCTTTCCGCTCATCTGTTCATAATGTTCAAGTTCGTTCTTTACGAACTTCATGATGCTACGTAATGCGCGTGTCTGTGGCAGATAAAGGTCTTGTGCCTTTCCTCCCTCCATTTCGGGTATTTTGTCCTTTACGCCGCCGGCTTCTTTGGTTAGGACGGTATCGGACACTCCCGACCATATACGCACCAGTTCAGGCAGATTGACATACCCAGCAAAGCGGTTGTTCTCTTTGAACTTTCCGCTTGTGGTGAACTCCAGCATCTGCTGAATGTTACCGAAGTTGCGCACAAAGTCATCAAAGTAATAGATACCGTACTCTTTCATCGTATCAGCAGGCATGAGATAGCGCATGAACGTCCAAATCTCTGCGGCGGTGTTGCTGATAGGTGTACCGGTTGCAAAGATTACGTTCCGTCCGTTGTTTTTTTCCAAGATAGCCTGTGTCTTCAGGAACACGCCTTGTGACTTCTTGCTGTATGACGGATCCACACCTTTAACTCCACGCTGCATGGCAGTGGCAAATCCGAGGTGCTTATACTCGTGCGCTTCATCTACAAGTAAAGCATCAATGCCCATATCGTCAAAGTTCTCCACATCGTCAGTTCGGCGGTCAAGCATTTCCATAGCTTTAACCTCTGCGTTCTGCAAAGCTACAGCACGTTTCTTTTCATCATTGGCGGTACGTTTCTTTGAAGCATTGTCTGCAAGTCCGGCAAGCTGCTCCTCCAATAATTCGATTTCCCGTTCAGCCTGTCGGGTAATCATATTTTTTCCGTCCGGGTCTTCTTCTTTCATCTTTTCAAGAATGAGCATCTTCTCCTCAATCTTGTCCTGCACGAAAGTCATTTCCCTTTCCTCGCTGTCGGGGATAAATTCAAAGGTAGACTGCGGAACGACAATCATATCCCAATCGTTGTAACGTATCTTGGCATAAAAGTTCTTTCTGCCCTCTGCACTGCGGTCTGCTTCTTCAAGTGTCAGTATCTTGGCGTTGGGGTACAGTTCCTTTGCACTTGCAACGAATTGTCCAACGGTAGCATTCTGCACCACAATCATGGGCTTGCGTGCAGTACCCAAACGGCGCATTTCCATTGCTGTAGAAATTAGAGTAAAGGTTTTCCCTGTTCCAACCTCATGGGCAAGCAACAAAGGCTGTTGTGTGCCTCTTACAATGGCTCTGCCTTGATGCGGACGCATCTTAAACTTGTGCGAGGCACCTCCGAAATACTCCGGTACAAACTCATCTGGTATGCTCATAGGCACAAAGTTATTGAACGTGTCATTATAGATACGCTCAATCAATGCCGACATTTCCGGGTCGCTCTGCATCTTCTGCCTTGCCCAATCCTTGAAATCTTGACGGATTTCATCAATTTTGGCGGCACAAGCCTGTGTCGCTTCCTTGTCGGTAATGGTTTCGGTAGTGCCGTCATAGTGTTTCTTGGTGGTGGAAACGGTGATGCTTCTGTTCTGAATGGCAGCTTCAATGAGAGTATGCCCCATAATGGTACGGTTAAGCATTTCGCTGGTTACCCCCATTGCACGGTTCTTCTCATAATCGGTGAAGTATGGTTCTTTCATAAACCAAGTACCGCCCACAGCTGTAAACCGTACGTCAACCTCCGTGCGTTCCTTTACAAAATCCTCATACAGTTTCGGGTCAATCCAAGAACTTCCGAGGGTAAAGTCAATCAAATGTGCGGGGATTTCCATAGGCATGACCTCCTGCAATGCCTTGATGTTGCGGTCAAATTCCCCATTTTCGTTATTTACCTCTGCTTGACGCAGTTTTTCACGAATATTTCCGCTCAAGTAGTGATACGATGCTTCCATCTGTCGGGTTACAGGGTTCTCGAAACCGTAACCGCTCTCGATGATTTCTTTCTTCACATCCTCGATACCTGTGCCAAGTTGTCCGGCGATATACGGTATATCTACACGACCGAATTTAAAGATACTTGCAATGATACCGTCCTTGACATTGGCAGGAGTGGGTTCTTTTTCTTTTTCAACAACACGTTTGCTGAATACATCGGTCTTGTCAAATTTCTGTATCTGGTTTCCTTTTTCATCTGCCGTTTCTTCAAACTTTTCAAGAGCGTATACATTGGCATAGTCCACATCATTTCGGAGAAATGCAATGGCGGTGTTCTTGTTGAAGTGTCCGTATGTGCCGACAAAATCATCGTATACTTTGTTGAGTTTGTCAAGCAACGGTTTAAGTCCCTCATCGCTTTCATTCGCAGTCTGATAGGAAAGGACTTCCGCAAGAGCTTCCTTGATAGCGGTGTATGCCTCAAAGCATTCCACTTTCGTATGCCCCTTTACCTTGTTGGCATTCACTTCGAGAGGTTGTGCGCTTGCAGTTGAGTTGATGTATAGTTTTCCGTCTTTGACAAACACTTCGCCAATCTTCTTGCCGGGCATTACATCGGTGGCAAGCTCGGTATTGCGCTCACCAAATTCCTCTGCACGGAATGAGCGGACAAATTCAGCCAACATTTCTTCCTGTTTCTTATTCTGTTTAGGATATAAGCCTTTGCTGGTCGGGCGGAAAGTATCGCCTTTCTCAAATGCAAAGTGCATTTCACCTGCCATGTTTTCGGGGTGTTCAATGAAATAGCGGTTGTAGTCCATTGAAAGCTGCTTAATGACTGGTATCTCCTTGCCTTTAACCTTGCGCGTTTCCCCGGTATCATACTCTGCCATGCGCTCTCCGCTCACATCACTTACATCAATGGCATGGACAGACTTCTGCCCGTTCACACGCTTGCGGATAACAACGATGTCAGAGGTTACTCCGGTGCCGCCGAAAGTCTTGTTGTGCATACGGAAAGCACCCACGAAGTCTGCGCCTCCCTCGCCCACAATCCAGTCACGGAGTTTCTTACTG